TGCTCTTAACTTACGTGCCTACGACTTTGTATCTCAGGAAGTTAGAGCGGCAGAAGATCCAGAGTTTGAAACGTTCTATACAAAGAACATCCTCCTTAATGAGGGACTTAGAGCGTGGATGGCACCAGTAGATCAACCTCACGAGAACTTTGTTTTCCCAGAGGAAGTTCTACCGAGAGGTAATGCACTCTAAAAATAAATAAGAGGAGTTCCACAAGAACTCCTTTTTTTATGCTTCTTATTCTCCTTCTCTTTCAACTTTTTGGAGTGTTTCTTTTCATAATGTTTATTACTCAATACTTGTAATAACAAAAATGTATAAAACGATCTTTACAGCAATGACTATATTTGGAGTCATTGGAATCTTTATTATCTGGGGTTTAAATAATGCATATCCACAATGATTACAACAGAGACACCTTATAAACTTGCAGAAATAATTCGTGATACTTGGCCACAACTTTACAGGCCGCAAAAAGTATCCTATAATGAACAAAAGGATATTCAAGATGAACAAGTATAATAGTGAAGAATACTTTTCAGTTCTAGATAAAAAGACTGGAAGGAAACTTTTAGATTGTGGAGATGAACTGGATGCTCTTGCAATGATTGCATTTGATCCACAAAACAGAACTTATACTCGCAATAAGTTTCTAATGGGCCCAGTGGTGGACATTGAAATACCAAAACAGCTTCCAACCAATGAAGTTGTTCCTGTTCCACCCAGATCTCCTACGAAATTGAAACGGTATCAAAACAAATTATCAGAAAGTGAGTGGGAGAAAGTATCTGTATGAAAGATGAGGATAAGTTTTTCAAAGAATTGTTTGATCGACTTCAACATGTTGAACAACTATCAAGAAAGAATGCTAACTCTTTAACTGATCTCAAGTATCCTAATGGTATTCGGAGAGCAATGGATATTATCTCCGAGGTTAGGGATAAGTATAAATAAATTTTCAGAAACACGCATGATATGAATTGGAAAATCTAGGAAGACACTACATACTTGAACTATGTAATTCAAATCAAGAATACTTAAATAACAAAGAATATATTTTATCTTCCCTAAGAGAAGCCATTCAGATTGCAAAAGCCACATTGTTAGAAGAGATTGCAATCGAATTTACTCCACAAGGAATCACAGCTGTTTGTTTACTTTCAGAATCTCACATGAGTATTCACACCTGGCCTGAAAAAGAATATGCAGCAGTGGATGTATTCACTTGTGGAGATCATACAGATCCATCTTTAGCTTGTGAGTTTCTAGTCAATGCATTTCAATCAAAACATCATAATTTACAATTAATTTCAAGAGGTATTAGATGAAAAATTTTGCAGTATATTCTAGAGAAGGTTGCCCCTTCTGTGTTAAAGTTGTTCAGATTCTAGAGATGACTGGGCAAAAATTTAGAGAATATAAACTGGGGGTTGACTTTACAAGAGAAGAGTTTTATAATCAGTTTGGATCAGGTTCGACTTTTCCTAGAGTTATTCTGAATGATAAATTAATTGGAGGCTGCACAGAGACTGTAAAATGGCTGCAAGAACAAAAGATTGTATGATTAATTCTGTGGGCGATATCATCGACTTATTGAATCGAGTAATAGATGATGCCATTCTTCATAGAAAATTTACCTTTGATTTCTATCATTATCTTGTTGATGAGAAAGTTTCTAAAACTATGATTGAAGAATTCAATTCATGTCATTACATTGGAATCATTCGAGAACAAATTGAAGAGTTTGAATCATTCTTAACTGGTGGTGATTCTTTTATTCGAGAAGCTTATCCTGGGTATTCTAAACCAGAAGTTCGCAGGATGAAAGAATATCTTGAAGGAATTATAACTGCTGGATTGGAGTATGAGAAACTTAAAAATACAAGGAAGAAAAGAACCAGGAAAAATTCCTCTAAATAGAGGAGTAGAGTTACTTCTTCGTAAGAAGAAACTCCAAAAAAATAATGTTATATTATTTCAATTTGGAAAACTGTTGAACCTTTTTAAAAGAGAGATCACAGTTTACTTTGAATTTTCTCTTGATATAAGGAAACGCAAGCAAAAGGAGAACTAGAATGGATTACACTTCAGTCATTCTAACTTTCAGTATAATGTTTTCCCTTTTGTTTTTTCTAGTGGGTGGTTTAATGGTTCTTGTTGCGAAAGATATTTTCAAAAAAAGAATTAAGATTAGCACTCATCCAGAAATGTATGATGAAAATGGCAATCTCATCGACAATACACTGATTGCCTTTAACTTTGATAACTATTATGACGAGGAAGAAGACTATTAATTTTTATTTAAACTGATATGGCAAAATTACCAACAAATCCACTGATTTCGGAAATTCTACAGAAAGCACACAACGCAAAAACCAAAGAGGAGAAAGCATCGATTCTTCGTGAGAATGAATCTCCTGCTCTTAAGAAACTTCTTATCTGGAATTTTGATGAGTCGATTAAGACTGCCCTTCCAGAGGGTGAGGTTCCTTATGTTCCAAACGATGCTCCTGCTGGAACAGAACATACTCGTTTGGTTCATGAACATCGAATGTTTCATAACTTTGTAGCTGGTGGAAACAATGATCTTTCTCAGAGTCGAAAAGAGATGATGTTTCTTCAAATGCTTGAAGGGCTTCATGAGTCTGAAGCTGAAGTATTATGTTTAGTAAAGGATAAGAAACTTGGAAAGAAATATAGAATTACTCAAAATGTCGTCGCAGAAGCCTTCCCAACAATCGAATGGGGAAACAGAACCTAAGTCAAAAAAATCCTTTTGGGATACAAGTGACTTAGAAAACAATCGGAAAGCAGGAGTTCTTATGATTCATGAGAATTGTGATAAGTCTCTTGCTGAAAATAAATCTCTACCTCTTAATTCATATCTTGTGACTTATGAGTATAGAGGTAGTGTCTGTTATGACATTGTTCAATCAAATACAATCGTAAAAATCTTTGACTGTTATTATGACAAACTCGGAATCGGATCAGCAATCAAATCAATCAAGTGGACAGACGGAAGAGTTAATCCAAAGATCTATGGATATACAAAACCCGAACGTAAAAAGCGGTGATCTAAATGTGGATGTTGATCTAGATCAACTTAAACCACTTATGAAACGCTATAAGAAACTGAAGAAGTATATGAGATCTTCTTTGTATCAGGTAAAGAAGATGGATGGAACTGAAAATGTAATCAGTAAACTCTTAGAAGAATAAATAATAAGAGGAAAATTTTAGAGTTAGATGAAGACTTTTAATTACTTTTTTGCTGAAGCAGAAGACAAAGCACCACTCAACTTAAATGAAGCTGTTGATTTATTTGACTTCTTCTATGAAGAGTTGAGTGAGGTTGAAAGATTTCTAGTAGTTGAAAGTTTAGACGAAGAAGACTTATATAATATTTTATGGTTAGAAGAGTATCTTGAAGAAGAAGCTTCTAATAAAATTGTTCCTCTTCGGAGAGGTAAGTTTGGTAAAAAAGGTAATCCTAGAAATCCTGTTTCATCTCAACCTTCACCTAGTCTAAAACCAAAACCCTCAGTTCAACCTTCATCTAGTTCAGGATTTACTGGCCCCAATACAACTATTCCTGGGCAACCAAATGCTCCAACTGGAGTAAAACAGTCTCTAAAAAACTTTGGATCAAGTGTAAAGAATGTTGCGGGAAAAGTTACTAATGCTCCTACTGCTGCTGGAACTGCAACAGGTAATGTTTTAAATAAAGGATTGCAAAGAGTTCCTGGAGTTAGAAATGTTCAGGCAGCAAACTTAAAAATGAATAGGAAGATTGGTTCTCAAGCTTCAAAGTTAAAAGGTGCTATTAAAGCTGGAGCGACTAAAGTTCCTGGAGGAACCAAAGCTTTAGGTGCTTTAAAGGGAGTGGGAAGTTTTGCTTCTAAGGCTGCTGTTCCTGTTGATGTTGGACTCAGGACTTGGAATAGAAAATCTCAGGGGCAATCTTGGAAAAGATCTATTGCTGGTGGTGCTACTGAAACTGCTGGTGGATTAGCTGGTGCATCAGCAGGTGCAGCTTTAGGAACAGCAATTCTTCCTGGTGTTGGAACTGTTATTGGTGGTATTGGTGGATATATGGCTGGATCAGGTGCTGCTGGTAAGGCATTTGATACTGTTGCTGGAAAGACACCACAAGAACTAAAGGCAGATCAAGTTAAAAATCGTCAACGCCAGGCTGGTGGAGCACTGACTGGTATTGGTGGTAAGACTACCTTCAGTAAAGCAAAAGATGGAACTGGGTTTATGTCAACAGGTGTGGGGAAACAAAGAAAAACCGTTCAACTTGCCAAGACATCAGTAGTTAAAGATCCTACAACTGGTAAGTCTGAAGTTGGGCATCTTGCATTTAAGGGAGGTAAAGCAGTTTATAAGAGATCGGATGCTCCTGGAACTGGAACTACAAATCCTTTTGAAAGAATTGGTAGAACATTTAATCCTGGTGCATATGCAAAGTCGGATGCAGCTGCAAAAGCAAAAGATCTCCAGAAGGCTGCTGCAAGTGATATCAAACGTCAACAAGCACTTGGAGTTAAGGGATCTCAAAACCTTGTAGGGCCCAAAATTGTAGGCCCTAAACTTGTAGGTTCTACTACTGGATACAAACCAGCTGGCGGTGGAATGGGTGGTGGAAGAGGATCTAGAAAATAAACCTTGACAAAATACAACCTCTGGGATAGAATAAACCCAGAGGTTTTTTAATGTCTGAATGAATACTGCTAAATTAATTTCACTCACTCCCGATGCTGAAAAGACTATGGCTTATATTGCCAGAGTGAGTAATCCAAATAACCAAGACAATCCAGATTACGCAAAACTTCTTTCTTATTGCATCAAACATAATCACTGGAGTGTGTTTGAACAATCAAGTATGACAGTGGAGATTGAGACTACTCGGGGAATTGCAGCACAGATTCTTCGTCATCGTAGTTTCACTTATCAAGAGTTTTCTCAACGATACGCTGATACAAATCTACTATCAAATGATATCCCACTTCCTGAACTTCGCCGTCAGGATACTAAGAATCGTCAAAATTCTATTGATGATATGGATGAAGAAAAAACTTTTCTTCTGAATAAGATGATTAGTGATCTCTTCCGTGATGCACAAGACACCTACAACTTTCTTCTGTCTCAAGGTGTAGCAAAAGAATGTGCAAGGTTTGTATTGCCTCTTGCAACTCCCACTCGAATCTATATGACTGGCACTTGCCGTTCATGGATTCATTATATTCAACTGAGAACTGCCAATGGAACTCAGAAAGAACATATGGATGTCGCTGAGTCTGTTAAGAACATCTTTATCTGTGCCTTTCCTACAGTTGCAAAAGCACTGGAATGGGTATGTGATGATTGCAACTGTGACGAACTAATTCAACCATCCCTGAGGATTGACTAATGAATAATCAAGAAGTAATTGAAATCGCAAAACAATGTGGATTAATCTACAATAATAATCATGACATTCTTGACTTCTATCAAAAGGTTCGTTCACATTTGAAGAAGGAGTTTACAACTAAATATAACAACCAGGAATCCCTGGAGGAGAACTGAATGCCTTTATACCCTGTTATCAATAAAACTACTGGTGAAAAACAAGAACTGTCAATGACAGTTGATTCTTATACTCAGTGGAGAAAAGATAATCCTGATTGGGATAAAGATTGGAGTGCTGGTGTAGCTGGTGTTGGTGAAGTTGGTGATTGGCAAAACAAATTGAAGAAATCTCATCCAGGTTGGAACGATGTTCTACGTCGTGTCAAACAGATGCCTGGATCAAATATAAACACACTGTAGATTTATGCCCGCAAAACGAAGAAAGGATTCTGGCCCAGTAGGCATTGGAATGAGTGCCAAACAAATGAGAAGGAAGAAACCAATTAATTTGGATTTTCTAACTGACATTGAACCATTAACAGAGAATCAAAAAAAGTTATTCTCTGCTTATAAAGAAGGAAAGAATTTATTTGCATATGGTGCTGCAGGAACTGGTAAAACATTTATCACTCTCTACAATGCACTTCGAGAAGTTCTTGATGAAGTCACACCATATGATAAAATTTACATTGTGAGATCTCTTGTCGCAACAAGAGAAATTGGATTTCTTCCAGGAGATCATGAAGACAAATCTTCACTTTACCAAATTCCATATAAGAATATGGTAAAGTATATGTTCGAGATGTCAACTGATCAAGAATTTGAGATGTTGTATGGTAATCTCAAAGCTCAAGAGACAATTAGTTTCTGGAGCACATCTTTCATTCGTGGAACAACTTTTGATAGATCTATTATCATTGTTGATGAATGTCAGAACCTTAACTTCCATGAGTTAGATTCAATTATCACCCGTGTTGGTGAAGATTGTAAGATTATGTTCTGTGGTGATGCTACTCAGACTGACTTGATTAGAACAAACGAACGAAATGGAATCATTGATTTCACTCGTATCCTTCAAGCAATGCCAGAGTTTGATTGTATTGAATTTGGTGTTGATGATATTGTAAGATCTGGTTTAGTCAAGTCTTATATTGTAAACAAAATGAATTTAGGTTTTTAATGTTTAAACATATTGAGTTGAATCTCCCTGAACTTGAAAGGGAAACTATCGATGGTATTCGTTATTATAAAGTTCCTGATGAAGAAGAACTGCTGAAACTTGTATCGATTACATCTGTTACAAGTCACAAGAATCGGCAGTTCTTTGCCAACTGGAGAAAAAAAGTTGGTGAACAGGAGGCAGATAAGATTACCAAGGCTGCAACCAGTCGTGGAACTGATATGCATACTCTCGCTGAGTTCTATCTGAAGAACTTAGATTGCCCATCAGATGTTCTTCCTCTGTCGGAATTTTTGTTCCAGATTGCAACACCTCAACTGGATAAGATTGACAATATTCATGCACTTGAATCGTCAATGTATAGTAAGGTTCTTGGAGTTGCAGGAACAGTAGATTGTATTGCTGAGTATGATGGCGAACTTGCCATCATTGACTTTAAAACATCCAAGAAACCAAAACCAAAAGAATGGATTGAACATTACTTTGTTCAGGCTGTAGCATATGCCTGTATGTTATATGAGTTGACTGGTTTAGTCGCCAAGAAACTTGTCATCATCATGGCTTGCGAAAATGGAGAATGTGTGGTATATGAAGAGTATGATAAGAAAAAGTATATCCGATTACTTATCCAATACATTAAGGAATTTGTAAATGACAACCTAAAAACTTATGGAAAATGAATTAATCAAAGAGTTAGAATCCAAATTTTTAAGTCAATCAAAGTTCTCAAACGATATTGAGGAACTAGTTAGAACCAGTGGATTAACTTATATTGAATCTATTGTGACTTATTGTGATGAAAATACAATTGATATTGGGACAGTATCGAAACTGATTTCAAAACCTTTGAAAGAAAGAATTCGATGTGAAGCAATGCAATTAAATTATTTGAAGAAAAGTTCTAGAGCTAAATTGCCCCTATGACACCGTTTGATGTTTACTGTTGTTATCTTGCCTTTAAAAATCATTTTAGTAAACCTAACTATGATTTTTTTCAGTACAATGGAAAGATTAAATCATCAGTAACATCATTCAACAAACGGAAAGACAAATACTTCTTTGAGAAGATGTCTCGTCAAAAGTCGGATGAACAAATCCGACAATATTTTCTTGCAAACTTTGTAGAATGTTCTGATCCATCAAAGTTATGGATAGGAGAGATTATTGCCTCTGGTGAGGAAAACCATACTAAATGGCAAAAGAGAATGCAGAGTTTGCGATATATATTTAAGAATGAAATCTCATCATTGTTTGAAGACAAAGAGTTTAACTTAGTCTTCGAAACAAAAGGGCAACATCCTCCGATTTTGAGAGAATATTTGTCTGGAAGAATTTCATTAGAGACTATGATTATCTTGAATCAGATCTTGAAATTTTCAAAACAGTATGATAAAATCTTACAAGATCCTGTCTGGGAATCTTGTAGTTTAAAGATTCAAAAATACACACCATTTCTAAATCTTGATATTCCAAATTACAAAAAAATTATTAAGGAGAAAATTCTAAATGACTGAACAACAACAACATCTTCAAGCTGCACTTGATCAACAACGTTCTCTTGCTTCAGATCTTGAACAACTTAATGCTCAAACTGCAGTAAAAAGAGAAATGTTTCTGAAACTGCAAGGAGTCGTTGAATATTTAACTCAACTGGGAGTTACTCTGCCTGAATCAGAACCTGAAACTCCAGTTTCTGAAACTGAGGTTGTGGAGGATTGACAAATCCTTCTTCGCCCATTATAATAAACAAGTTACACATCGAATACAACGTATACGGAAAAACACATGTCTTTCGCAAATCTTAAAAAACAATCTTCCCTTGGATCACTTACTGCTCGTCTGGTTCAAGAGGTAGAGAAACTGAACAAGACTTCATCTAGTTCTGATGATCGTTTCTGGAAGATTGAACGTGACAAATCTGGTAATGGTTATGCAGTGATTCGTTTCCTTCCTCCCCCTGATGGTGAGGATGATGCTTTTGTCCAAGTCTGGAGTCACGCCTTCCAAGGCCCTGGTGGATGGTATATTGAAAACTCCCTAACTACTCTTGGGCGTAAGGATCCAGTATCGGAAATGAATCGTGAACTCTGGAACACTGGTAATAAGTCTGATCAGGAAGTAGTTCGTCAACGTAAGCGTAAACTGTCTTACCACAGTAACATTTACGTTGTTAAGGATCCTGCTCATCCCGAGAACGAGGGTAAAGTATTTCTCTTCAAGTATGGTAAGAAAATCTTTGAAAAGATCACTAGTGCTCTCAAACCAGAATTTGAGGACGAAAATCCCATTGATGCTTTTGATCTCTGGAAAGGTGCAAACTTCAAACTTAAAGTTCGTATGGCTGACGGTTATCCGAACTATGACAAGTCTGAGTTTGATTCCCCTTCAGTTCTTTGTGATCTTGATGATGAAGAACTTGAATCTATCTGGAAAAAAGAATACTCCCTCAAGGAGTTTGTTGCAGAACAGAACTTCAAGACTTATGAACAACTTGAGACTCGTCTTAACAGTGTTCTGAATAAGAAAAGTCAACCTGTTCCTCGTGATGAGTCATTTGATAATGAGGAAGAAGATCTTCAACCAGTGTCAACATCTCGTTCCACTCCTTCTCCTGTAGTGGAAGAAGAAGACGATGATACTCTTAGTTACTTCCAGAGGTTAGCTGAAGAGTGATTTGAAAATCATTTTTTAATTGCAAAATAGTCGGAAAAAATTTTCCGGCTATTTTTTTATATTGAGGTTTTTTTAATTGTCTTGTTTATAAACTGTGAAGATTGATCATATTTCATAATCCTTTCGATATCTTTGATTACTGTTGGGACGAATTTTGGTTTGATTAAGTAAATATTTCTTTTATCTTCGTTCAATTGTTGTTCATAATCATCGAAAGTTACGATTGATAATGATTCCTTCGTTTCAGTAAAAACATTACCATTTAAAAAGTATTCAAATATATAATCGTTATAACTATCTGGAGAAACTATGACTCCCTCTGGACGAATTAATCTACCTCTATTGTCTTTAATTTCTGTAGTGACGTAGTGTTTTACTGCATATCTTTCTGCATTTGTTGGATATTTTTCTTTCATGTAATTTTCAAACGTAACGTTGTTCATGGGCCATTCGTCACGAACATTAATAATGTTATTTGACAACAAAACTATCCAATCTAGATCTGAGTCATTGTAAACTTTGTATGCAACGTTATCTGGACGATCATTACCTTCTATTGAATACTTGTCAAATAGAACAGTTTGATTGAAGATATCATCTCTAATTTTCCCTCTTCTGAAGAGGTTTGTTACAGTTGTGTACTCATAATCATCTCCCTTTTGGGATAAAGATGGATATCTAAGTTTGGGTAAATATTCGAAGTATGCCATTAGTATCCTACATCGTCTACATTTGAAAATTCTGCATAATCTTCTCGGAATATTGGAGTCAATTCAGTAAAATTGAGTTGAATTGTGGTTGCAATTGGTTGAGAAATGTCCTCAGTTTCATCATAATATGAGTTCCAACCTTCTCCTGCACTATTATCAACGTTAAAATCAGTGAGAGCACATGGTTTAAACTTATTTAACGCTTTTACAACTCCATTTGACTTTCTCTTGTATTCCAAGAAAAAGACATGTGGAGTGTTGAGAAGAATGCCACTCTTTGGAGGTAACATTGATTGTTTAAAGAATCTTACAATCTGTCTTATAGTTCTAGCTTCATTTCTATTTCTTGGAACCATTCGATATACAAAGGAATAACCTCTAAGTCTTGGCCCTTTGAAGAGAAGTTCTCCATTTGGATTTGAAATAGTTCCTTGAGTTCTTGCTAGGAGTTCATCTGGGTTTAGATTTATTCCAAATTGATTTATAGCTTGGGTTGTCGCATATGCGGATCCATAACTGTATGCCCCAGCATCAGTTAAAGTTTCTTTTATTCCACTTAACAATCCTCCGGCAGATTTAAATCCACTTTCGAGTTCTCCGCTTATCAATCCACCCGCAATTCCGCTTGCAGCAGAATATGCTCCAACAGCTGCAGCACCTGCAGGATTTAAAAATCCTTCTCCCCAATTAGTTCCATTTACGTCAGTGACTTTTGCAGGCATCGGAAAGATTACCATTCCCTTACTTCTTTCACTTCTGAGATTTTGTTGAGTTCGAGATTGGTAGAAACTATTTAATCCAGGTTGACTTGATTGCCCACCTTGATTTGGTGGAGTATATTCAATAGCCTTTATCTGGAAGAAGTCACTTTGATTTCTTAAAAGTTTTTCTGGATATATTAAAGTTTTATTTGAAAAGTCTGGTGGTTGTCTACTCGATCCTGCAGCTGGAGTTGCTGGTTGATTTGATTCAACTGTTCCTTGATTACTATTACTTGATTGAACAGATTCGTATATTGAATTTGCTTCTGGAGAAAATGCTAAGTTTGTAATACTCATCTTACGATTCTCCAAAAATTAAAGTATATAAGTCTCTATTTACAATTTTTAATGAATTCTTTAAAGTGAGTTGAGTCGTTTCATCACTTGCAACACTAATGGCTTCTGAACTTGTTGGATCTAAAACAGTATCATTTTTTGCAACACTCAAAATCTGCCCTGCAGATGGATTTTCTGAGTTTGCTTCATAAGTTACATAATATTGTCCAATGTTGATTGATATTTTTTTAGTGGGTAAATCTGCCATTTAAGTTTTTGTTGTCCAACCTTTATTTGAATCAATTAATAATCCAGAATCAATAAATTTTTCTGTTGGGAGATCGGAAACCTCCTCCCAATATTTTTCAGGAACCTTTTGGAAATTGCTGCACCCTGCAAGATAATATGTTCTATAGCAATTTCTAGGTATAGATGTTGCATCTAAGTTATTTAGAAGAGATTTTGCTAATATTTTTCTAATTTGAGGCGGCGCATGATGTAAGTTTACACCCAATATTCGATCACCCTGAAACTCTACAATAAACGCTAAAGGATTTCTATCATATACTAATCCTTTTCTTGGTTTTTGTGGAGTATATCTAAAAAAATACAGTTGTCCAACTGTTAACCCAGCAGTATCTCTTGTATTAGAATCAACTTTTTGAAATCGATTAAGTGCATCACTGAGTTGTTTTGTATACCACTCAGAACTTTGTTCTTTTTTTCCTGATTTATTTTTAATTTCTTGAACGATACTCATATGCCTAAATCATCCTCTGTAAGAACTTTAAATTCCCATAATCTATCTTTACAGTATTCTTTTGCTGCTTCCCACTTGGATTGGTTTTTTGCATATTCATAAACTTCTTTAACCCAACTTTTTGTTCTTCTTTTTGGATTTACTGGTGGGCCAACGACTTGTTTTTTGGGTTTAATTTCAATGACTGATTCAATTATTTTTTTATTTTTATCAATATATTTTACATAAAAGTCTGGAAAATATCTATGATATCTATTGTCTACTGGAGACTTATATGGAACAACTATTTCTTCGCTCGCCCACTCTAATATATTTTCATTCAAATCAAGATATCTCATAAACTTCAATTCCCAGGAACTTCTATAAATGATCTTTGTGGGATCACCTTTATACTTCTTATAATTTACTGGGCTGTATTTTCCTTTGAGGGGTTCTGACATCTCTTATACATACTATAGATCTAAATCTATATTTATCAATGGCTGTAAATGTTCCCAGATTAAAATATGGGATAGAATCAATTAAGGGTGCTTTTTCAAAAGTATCAATGAACAATCAGTTCAAAGTTACTTTTGGACAACCTAAATCTGGTTTGAGAACTTATTTATCCACCGCTGGATTACAGTCAAGTGTGGATGGGTTAACTTTCTTTGAAAAAATGGAGTTGATGTGTAATGCAACTTCATTACCTGGATCTAATTTTCAGTTATTTCCTGTCATGGGAGATTATCAGGGAATGGTTGAAAATTTTCCTAGAATGAGAGGTTATGGAGATAATAATACAATTAGATTAAGTTTTTATGTAGACTCCGATCACAAAATAATTCGATTTTTTGAGGAGTGGATTAACTATATTAATCCAACTTTCTTTTCTTCTGGAACTGTTAGAAGTACTTCTGGCGGGCAAAGTGTTCCCACTGCTTTAAATGCAGGTAATATTAATCGTTTTCGATATCCAGACACTTATAGAATGAATTTTGCATTGACAAAATTTGAAAAGAATGTAGGATATGTTGGAGAATCTAGAACTAGAAGTTCTTATTTAACTTATGAGTTTGTGGATGCATTTCCGATTAATATTTCCAAAATGCCTGTTCAGTATGGGCAAGCAAATATCTTGACTTTAAATGTTCATATGGTTTTCCTCAGATATATAACTAGAAATACAACAAATATTTGATTAATTTACTATGCCATTACCTGTAGTTACAGCACCAACCTATGAATTGGTTTTGCCTTCGACAAATAAAAAAATAAAGTATCGCCCATTCTTTGTAAAAGAAGAGAAGATTCTTCTTCTAGCAATGGAGTCTGAAGATATTACTCAAATTAACAATGCACTTTTTGATGTATTGGAAGCTTGTATCCTTACTAAAGGAATTGAAGTTAGAGATCTTCCTATTTTTGATATTGAGTATTTGTTTCTCAACATTCGTGGCAAGTCAATTGGAGAAGCAATTGAACTTGTAATTACCTGTGGGGATGATGGAGTCACTGAAGTTCCTCTTACCATTTATATTGATGAGATTGAAGTTCAAAAAGATCCAGAACATACTTCTGATATTCAATTGACAGATAAGTTGACTGTGAGAATGAAGTATCCTTCTTATGATCAATTCATTAAAGAAAACTTTAATCCTCAAAGTAGACAAGATATTCTAGATCTCTCCTATAAGATCGTTGCATCATGTGTAGATATGGTTTATGATGATGAAGAGTGTTGGGCAGGATCGGATTGTACGGAACAAGAAATTATTGATTGGTTAGAGACTCTTAATTCACGTCAATATAAGGGGATTGAAAAGTTCTTCAGAACAATGCCTAAACTTCGTTATGAAACTGTAGTTGTCAATCCAGTTACTGAAAAAGAAAATAAAATCGTTCTGGAGGGTTTGCAAAGTTTTTTCGTCTAAGTATTGCAAGAGATTCTTTAGAAAATTACTATCGAGTCAACTTCAGTCTCATGCAATACCATAAATATTCATTAACAGAAGTTGAAAATATGTTACCTTGGGAAAGAGAAATCTATCTTGAGTTGTTGAAAGAATATCTCGAAGAACTTAAACAAAAACAAAAACAACAATAATGGCAATTGATCCCTCTGCTTTCTTCGCTCTCCAGAATCAAGTTCAGACTGAGAACCGTCTGAGGGATCAGTCTGATACCCGATTGTCAAATAGTTTTATGAATTTGACATCGATTATTATGAGATTGACGCAAGAAATGGGAATGATGACATCCATCGTTTCTATTGGGCAAAAACAAGAAAGTTCTGTCCTCAGGAGTTTGATTGGTAATCAGGAATTAATATCTAAGGGAGTTCTTGGCAAAACAGCACAATCGGAAATAAGTAATGAAGTTCTTGGTGCCGCAGGTGGTGGATTAGGTGCCGGCGGAGCCGGCGGAGGTATGGGCGGTATCGCCGCACTATTGGGTGGTGGATTAGCAGCTGGTGGGCTTGCATCAATTCTTGGTAATGTTTTGGGTGATGGTGGAGAACCTGGAGGCCCTGGTGCTACACCTGGATCTGTTCCATCAGGATCTCTTGGAGTTGAAAAATTAGTATCTCTATCAAAAAGTGCTGGGTTTAAAGATCAAGATGCTGCAACTATGGCAGCAATCGCTATGGCAGAATCTGGTGGAAAATCTGGAGAGATAAATGATAACCCAAGAACAGATGATCTTTCATATGGGCTTTGGCAGATCAACATGATTGGTAAATTAGGCCCTGCTAGAAGAAAAGAGTTTGGAATAGAATCAAATGAACAACTTTTAGATCCTGCAACAAATGCAAATGCTGCTAAGAAAGTAAAAGATAGTTCTGGATTTAGTGCATGGAGTGTATATAAGTCTGGAAAATATAAAGATTATTTACCTGCTGCTCAAGAAGCATTAAAAAAATCCCAATCTTCCGCAAAACCAACATCAGCATCTCAATCAACATCAAAACCTTCTGGTTCTGCCAGTGCTTCAGGATCTTCTATGTCGGATGGAGCATCCTCAGATCCAACAAAAGTTGTTAATGTTGCAAACATTGACTCTAAAATTAAACCAAACTCAACTTCATCAATTGCACAAGTAACAGAACCTCCTTCAGAAAATACTCAAGGAATGATTGCATCTGTTCCAGCTCTGACTTCACAACAAAATCCAGTTAATCCTACAAGAGGTTCTTCTCAAACTACTGGAGATCCTTTTTCTGGAAATCCATTGTCCACAATATCTGCTCTTTCAATGGGAATCCAAGTGGGGTAATAAGATATGTCTATAGAACAGGTTCAAAAGTTAAGTTCAAATGTAGAAAAATTGACTCCTATTTTGGGAAGGACAATAGAAAATCTTTCAAAATTTAGTAAGAATTATATCGAATCTGAGAAAAAAAATAATGAACAACTTAATGAACTTGTATCAAGTTTATCTGTTAGACAATCGGAACAAATGATCCCTCCAGGTATTATGGAGGAAATGTTGGGATTGAAACAAGAAAATGCAACTTATCAACAAATTATTGTTGCTCTTATTGAAGAACGAAATAAGATGGAAAAAGATCTAGAAGAACTTTTTGAGAATATGGAACCTTCGACTTTGAGAGAAGCTATAACTGGTGCTGGATTGGGAGTTGCTGGTTTAGGTGTTGGTGTAGCGGCTATTGAATATGTTGCTCCTGGTTCAATTACTCCCGTTATCACTGGTAGATATGGTGAACAGAGAAAAACTGGTGCTCATGGTGGTACGGATCTTGCTGTTCCAGATGGAACTCCACTCAGGGCAATTTCTGATGGAAAAATTATTGATGCTGGAGTTAATCCAGGAGGCTGGGGAAATTTTGTTGTATTTGTAGATAATAAGGGAATATACCATCTTTATGGACATGTTCAAGATGGATACAGGGGTAAGGGAGATATTAAAAAGGGAGACATCATTGCTCGAGTTGGCACAACTGGAAGAGTAACTGGCCCTCACTTACATTGGGAAACAGGAACTAGTTGGACAGGTGGAGTTTTGAAGAATAAATTTGATCCATTGAATAGATATAGTATGAATGCTCCTTTTAGTACATCTAAAGATGAAACAAAACCTAAACCACAATTACCCCAACAACAAGCTTTAAAACCCCAACAAACTCAACAACAGGTTGCTGCAGTTTCTTCTCCAATTCAACAACCATCACAACAGTCACAAGGAACTCAAATTTCTTCTGGAGGTAAAGGATCTGTTCAATCCAACTACTTATCCGTTCTCCAATTAGCATCTACGAAGTAAAATGGCAATCTCTAATTTTAAAATTAAAGAAATATCTCTAGAGAAGAATGGACAATCCAATGACTTTACTAGGGGTATTTCTCGAATTGATTATTATGAGGATGTATTGTCTCCAACTGTTATTTGTGATTTAACTTTTGTTGATGGTGATGGTGTTGCTGGAAGATTGCCTATTAATGGTGGCGAACTTGTCAATATTGAAATTGAGTCTGAATTTCCAACAAGACAAATACTTTCTTTCCGCACTGAGGATGGAAATCCTCTTTGTGTGATGAATAGTTCTATCATGCCAACATCTCAGAATCAAATGTTTTCACTGAGGTTGATGAACGATGATCTTTTGAAAAACGAGACAAGTCGTGTTGTTAGAAAATACTCTGCTACAATATCTTCTACGATTCAATCAATTTTGGAAGATGATAATTTAATTGCAACTCAAAGAAACACAGATAGAATAAATCCTACTCAAAATTCTTATACTTTTATTGGATCTTTTAAACGCCCATTTGATGTAATTTCTTGGTTATGTCCTAAATCAAATAGTGCATCAAATTCTAGTAATGGATCTGAAGGAACTTCATCGGGTGGGTTTTTGTTTTTTGAGACGAAAGAGGGTTATAATTTCATAGGTATTGATGATACTTTTAATGATTCCTCAGAGGTGATTGAATTATTCCAAAGTGATGTCCCACTACAAAAATCCGATCCACAATTTTATAGATCTTTTTCTGACATTCAGATTGTAAAAAACAATGATGTTTTTAAATCTCTAAGAAATGGTGCTTATTCTCACCTTTCAATATTTTATGATGTTTATGAAATGAGTTATGATGTTATCACTACAAAACTTTCTGATAAGTATAATAGTGGTGGTTTAAAATCTTCAAATTCTGATGCTAGTAGTGTTAGCTTGCCAAATGGTTTAGAAAATTCTCCTTCTAGATTAATGTTTAGAATTCTTGATCGTGGATATTTAAATCCTGATGGAGAACAGTTTGACAGTGATCAAGTTGCAAAAGATCAAGCGGATTCTTATATGCGATACAATATTTTATTTGCAAATTCTGTAAAGGTTACATTACCACTTAACTTAGAATTATCTGCCGGGCAAATTGTGCAACTAAATATTGCACAGACTGGACAAAATATTAGATCGACGAGAGATAAATATGATAGAAATCTTAGTGGTAAATACATGATTTCCAAATTGAGACATAGTATGTTAGGTGAAAATAATTTTACATCTTTAGAACTTATTCGTGATAGTTATGGAATCGAATCGGAGTAATCCAATGGAAAAGAAAACAATTCATCAACATATCGAACAAGATATTAAAGAAATAGATGATCCTTATACTAGTGGAAATCGTCGTCGTCATTTGGAGGAAGAATTGGATCAACTGGAGAGATATAGAGAAAATCATCCAGAGGATGATCATGATCCAACTGTGTTAGAATTATATTGTAATGATAATCCAGATGCCTTAGAGTGTAGAGTATACGATGATTGAACAGTCTTTTTTTCCAAGTAACTTTATTGGTAGAGATGGTTTTAAGTGGTGGCTTGGACAAGTAGCTGATCCAACTTCAAGTGGATGGAGTAAAACTGCAACACTTGAGGAAAAAGAAGACTGTCAATATTATCGTGTTAAAGTTAGAATTCTTGGATATCACCCACCACCGCCAGATTTAAATGATGAAGATCTTCCTTGGGCTCATGTTCTAGTTCCAACTGGACAGGGCTCTGGTATGAATGGTGTTGGCGATCTGCACAACATTCAAGGTGGGGAAACTGTTCTTGGTTTCTTCATGGATGGAGATGATTGTCAACAACCAGTTATTTTTGGATCTTTTTATAGACAAACATTTCAGAAAGCCAAGTCTCTTGCTGAAGGAGAAAGTTATTCTTTTAAACCATATAATCCCAAAAAAGAAGGAACAAATCTTCATCTTGTTAAACAAAAAGGAGATGAACAAAGTGGTGGTAAAAATCTTGCAACAGGTGAAGAAACTGATGCTGGAACTCCAGAAAAACCTACAAAAAATGGTGTTCCAATTCCAGGCAAAACAAAAGCTTCTGCTGCTTTTGTTCAACCAACATTAGATCCAATTACCACACCAAATCCCTGTGGCAATGATGATGTCTCAAGGATTACTAAATTCATAACGGAATTTATGAATCGCATGAGGCAGATTCAACAATTCCAAGAATTGTATATTGATCCAGTTCTACAAGAGATCGTAAATCTTGATAGTGAAATTAAGATTCTTGCTAAAAAGATGTTGGGAGTGATTAGTGGATTAATCACCAAGGCAAGAGACTTTGTTCTCTCAAAAGTTGGAACAGCCGTTAATACTTTTGTAGGAACAATTATCCCCAAATCACTGCATCCTGAGACTGGACAAGCAACCAGAACAATCATGGATTTGATTTGGTGTTTGTTTGAAAAACTTTTAGATCTTCTTCTTGATTTAATTTTAGAAGTTCTTTTTGGATTGATCAATAAATTATTTGATGTTGTAAAATGTACAGTTGACAATATCTTAAGCACTATTTTTAATGAAATTAGTAATTGGATTGATGAAAATCTTTCTCCAATTTTATCTCAGATTAATGATGTAATTGGTGGGGCCCTTGGTTCAATTGGAAGCGTGGTTTCTCAAGCTCTTGAGTATGCTGGAATTGTTTTAAATTTTATTTCAAGTTGTGACGTTGTTCCTTGTCCGACACCATCCACTTGGGATCCTGGAGAGGGTGTTAAATTTACCACATTTGATGATTGGGGAGCAGTTCTAGACAATCTTGGATCAGAAGATTTTGGTGAATGTGATAATACTTTAATTTGTAGTTCCAAAATCGTCTTTAGTGGAGGTGGTGGCTTTGGTGCTGCTGCTACCCTTTTAGTTGATGCTGCAGATGGTGGGATCATTGGCGCTGATGTTACAAATGGTGGATCTGGATATGTAGATTCTCCTTTTGTTTCTGTTGAAGATAATTGTGATGGTAGTGGTGGAAATTTAATCGCCATCATTGATGAGGATGGAGGAATTGTAACTGATGTAATTGTTGATGATGGTGGAAGTGGTTACACTGATGGATCTGATGGTGGAGATGATACTGGTGGAGGCGGCACTGGTGGAGGCGGCACTGGTGGAGATGATACTGGTGGAGGCGGCACTGGTGGAGGCGGCACTGGTGGAGGCGGCACTGGTGGAGATGATACTGGTGTAAATCCAAAAACAAAATGTGGATTTATTTTTGATGTTTACGTTAAAAAAACAGGATTCAACTATGCTTCTACAGATACAATCACAGTTCTAAACTGTGATGGGAAACCAAGTAAAGCTACAGTTATGGAAATTGTAACTGGGCCGATTAATGGTATAATTAAAGTCAAAGTTAAAACCTCAGAAATTTTCTGTGGATGCAAACCAACTATTCAAATAAATACTTCAACTGGAGAGGGTGCAGTGTTAATTCCAATCATGAGATATCGTGGTGGAAAACCTGTTGATCCAGATTCAACTGGCCCAATAACAGTCATCGATTGTGTTAGAAAATAATGGCAAACCAAGAGTACTTTAATTTAAGTAGAGAAACTTTCTCTATGCACGGTGGTGGTGAAGAGAAACCTCACGGTAAAATCATGTGGGGTATGGAAACTAGAGAAGGTGACGGCATTAAGTTCTATTCCAAAGGAAGACAAATTCTTAAAACTGGTGGAACTTCTCTAGAAGTTGTTGGCGCAAATCTTAAAGTTAATACAAATAGTGAAAATCCTTTCAATCCAGCTAAAGTAATCAAAGCTTCAAAAGGTGATATTCTTTTGCAAGCACAAACTGGATCGATTATTCTTGATGCTGAACAAGTAGTTATCAAAGCTTCTGGTAGTAAAAAAGATAAGAAAGGTAGTATATTTCTTGGTGCAAACGTTTCTGTTCAAATTAAAGCTCCTGATATTCAAATCAAGGGAACAAAAACTGCAATTACGGGAACTCATTCAATTAGTTTAATTGGAAAGAATTATCTAGATAGTGTTTCTGGGTTCATTAATTCATCTTGCGCTACAGATCTTTACAGTGGATCACTGTTCACACAAATTGTAAATATTCAAAAAACTTTATCGAATGTATTTGGAGTATAAATTATGTCAAACCTTGGAAATCTTGGTGTAACTGATTGTTTCACATTAGGTAAACAACTTGTCTTGCCAACAGAAACTGTAAGTCTTACTGGTGGAGTCGGATTACTTGCAGGGCCTATTTTTGTTGGCCAGCCAGCACCTGCTATTTTTACTGCAGCTAAACAAACAGCAGTTTTAAATATTGTTCCATCACCAACATCTGTTCCTGGTGGAAATGCAATTAATATCAGCGCTGATGGATTGGGCACACTCCCTTATCCTGGAAATGGGTTGTCTGTCAATGCACTTCAACATCTTATAACCTGCAATTTGACTTCTGGTATTACGATGAATCCTGCAAGCATTACAATGTTAACTCCAACATTTAACTTTTTTGCAAATGAGGTTCATGTTGGAACGGTGAGTCAATCAGGTGCAAAAGCAGAAACTGGTGCAAAGGCTGATGCAGGTGCAAGAGTAGAAGCGAGTGTTGCTGCTGAAAACGCAAATCTAACAGTTGCTGGAACTTTAACTGCTGCAGAAGTCGTAAATGCAGTCACAACACTTTCTGCAACTTATGCTATCGCTAAACAAGCACTATCTCTTGCTGGAAAAGGATTTGACATTCCTCATCCAACAAAAGAAGATCATCGTTTGAGATATATTTGTTTAGAAGGGCCAGAAGTTGGTGCTTATATTCGTGGAACATTGAAAGATTCTGATACGATTGAACTTCCTGACTACTGGAGAACTCTTTGCAAGCCAGAAACAATCACTGTGAATCTTACTCCGATTGGAAGATATCAAGAACTTTATGTTGAAGAAATTGTTGAGTGGGGAACAAAAATAAAAGTTAGAAATGCATCTGGATCTTCAGTTCATTGTCATTACACAGTGTTTGCTGAAAGAGTAACACATGATCAATTACAAGTTGAATATAAAGGCTTGACACCAGATGACTATCCAGGAGATAATAGGGAGTATGCTATAGGTGGTTGGGATTATGCAAGACACAAAGGTGAATCTAAATCATGAAGTTTATGAAATCTTTCCAACTGTAGTCTATAGAGGTGAAGTAACTTGTCATCAAGAATTTAAGAATAAATATCTACAAGAACTCTCTGATTATTGGCATTATGCTGAAGATCTTCCTAGAGAAGAATTGCAATCTCCAGAAAACTCTGGAAGATATTTTTTACATCATGAACAAAAATATTCTGAATTCTTTAAGTGTTTAGATCAAAATGTAAGACAGTATTTGAAAGTTTTAAATGTCAATGAGTCTTTGATAAATGTGTATGTTACAAAATCTTGGTTGAACATTCACAAGGAAGATCTTCCAAATATCAAAATTCATACTCACAATAGTAGTGATATATCTTTTTGTTATTATCTAAATTGTAATGAGACTTCTGATAAACTTTGCTTTCATCAATCGGAGAATAATAATGAAGTCTCTGAGTTTATGTTTCAAACTACTAACAGTGGTAAATATAATCTAATTTCGGGTTATAATAAGTATAACTGTAATAACTATACTGTAACCCCAATTGAAGGAACTGTGGTTTTATTTCCAAGTTCAATGATGCATTCTACAATGCAAATGGTTCAACGAAAGGGGCAAAGAATCTCGATTTGTGGAGATATAACTTTGACTCTGAAAGAAGATTATATTAAATGCGAATATAGTCGTTTGGATCCTTCTCTGTGGAGAAAAATAAATAGTCAATAAAAGAACTAATCATGCCTGAGTCTGAAACTTCTAAAGTTATAAAAGAAAGAATTAATAATAGAATTAAATCAAATCAAGAACAAACAGAATTTTTCAAAGAAAAAATCATTATTCTTGATAATGAAAAGACGCCATTAGATACTGCAATTAAAAGTATTGATAAGGTTGTTTTTGACGATATTACAAATGTCAATAACAAACTTCAAGATGTCAAAACTGCTTATGCTGATAGAATTACCGCGGCTTGTAGAACAAATCTTTTTTGGAGGAGAACTGGAATTAGCACCGCTCCTGGCGGCGCCGGCGCCGGCGCCGGTTATTATAACATACATACTTACACATGCACTAAAACTACAACCTCGGGGTTTACTGGAATAACCTATATTTCTAGTGCTCCTGATGGGAGATCTTCTCATTCTTCTGGATTACTTGCAGTGCAGTCCAAAAACTTGTATGGCATTCGTTATTATGATGAAGCTTATACTGAGGATGTTGTTGATTCTTTTGTTGCCGGATTTATTGGAACTGTAGGCACAGGAAGTACGATTGTTACTGCTTTGACATCTTATAGTAGTCAAACTTTGAGTAGTATTACTACAGGACAACTTTTAATTTGTAAAAAAGATGGAGTATTTACCACAGAAAATAATGAAATTGTCGGTATTGGAACTACAGTAGCTGATTTATCTGTTATCAATTCTGGACTTTCAACTGAGTCAGTTGTTTATAAATTTATTGTAGAATCTAATGCTTCTGCAAGTGTTTCTGCTCCAGAGTCAGATGGATCTTTTGTAGAGTTTCAAATTTTAAAATCTGCAGATGAGGTTGGAAATTTTGATATTCCGTTTGGAAGAAGTCCATATTCTCCACAAACGATTGGAATTATGAACTCATCAACTATTGGTAAAGGTGTTAAGGTTGAATTTACAAATCAAGGTTATCCTTCTGCATCTCAAAGTTGGAGGCCAGAATTAGAAGGAGTCGATCTTCGAGATGGAAATGGTGCAATATCTAAACCTCAAGTGAGTGCTGGAAAAATTTATTATGATGTTGGATTTACTGTAAAACCACAAAAATTAGTGAGTGGAAATTGGGTTGATGCATCTGAAGGTGATGTTGGTTATCTTTATTTTTCTGGAGTGGGAGTAATAATTCTTCCTGATGATACTGCAAGAGTTACTAGTCTTGGATCTTGTTCTACACAACAAACTGCATTAACTAATGCAATTACTATTGCTGATGCTGCAGAGGCTGATATTGCATCTGGAACTTCAACAATTAATACTCGATTGCAAATTGCAACTGCTCTAAGAGAAGAACGAAATACATTAAACATTCAGATTTGGGGGCAAAGACAACTTCTCGGTAAACTTAAAGAAGAAAATTCAACTGGTAATACACTTAAGACTTATCTGAATAATAATGCAATCTCTGGAATCATAACTTAATAAATATAGTATTTTTCTGGATGATAAATACTAACAGAAGAAAAAATCCATCATAAGCACATGGCTCTTAGTAGATTAGAAAATCTTATCAAGAATGTTGAAGGGAACCTTTTATATGTAAATCCCAATGACATTGATGCTACAGATTCGATTAGTAATCAAGGAAATTCCTTAACAAGGCCCTTTAAGACAATTCAGAGAGCTTTAATTGAAGCATCAAGATTTTCTTATCTTTCTGGAGGAAGTAATGATAAGTTTGATAAAACCACTGTTATTTTATATCCTGGAGAACATATTGTAGATAACAGGCCAGGATATAGTGTTTATGATAGTTCTGGAACTGCAGTTTACAAAGATGTAAATGGTAATACAATCGGTAGTTATATTCCTACTGGTATTCTAGAAAGTTCTAACTTAGATTTAAACAGTTCTTCAAACATTCTATACACTTTCAATAGTGTTGGTGGTGGTGTAATTATTCCTAGAGGAACTTCTCTGATTGGTTTAGATCTCCGTAAAACTAAAATCAGGCCTTTATTTGTTCCTGATCCAGAAGATGATAATATCGAAAGATCGGCAATTTTTAAAGTTACTGGTGCATGTTATATTTCAACCTTTTCTATTTTTGATGCAGATCCAAATGGATTCTGTTATAAAGACTACAATGAAACTCGCAATTCTACATCTTTTTCGCACCACAAACTCACTACGTTTGAGTATGCTGATGGTGTAAATCCTGTAGTCGGTGTTGGTAATAGTGATACAACTGATCTTCAGATGTATTACTATAAAGTTGCACAAGCCTATGGTATTCCATCTGGAAGATCTATTCCCGACTTTCCAGCTTCTACAGACTTTGAACCTAAGGTTGATGAATATAGAATTGTTGGTGAAGTTGCATCTTCTGACTTAGGTATTACATCAATTCGTTCTGGAAATGGAGTAACTGGCACAACAGTTATTACAGTTACTACAAATCTAGATCATAATTTATCGGTTGATACTCCAATTCGTATCATTGGAATTACTACTAATACAAATGTTTATAATGGATCTTTTGTTGTAAGTTCTGTTTCTGATACAAATACAAAACAATTTACATATAACGCTGGTTCAATTCCATCAAACGTTCTTCCAAACGTTTCATTCCTTGCGAACTCAAAGGTTATTGTTGAATCTGATACAGTTTCATCTGCATCTCCTTACATTTTCAATGTGACAACGAGATCCGTTTATGGTATAAACGGATTACATGCAGATGGAAGTAAAGCAACTGGATTTAAAAGTATTGTTCTAGCTCAATACACTGGAATCGGATTACAGAAAGATGATAATGCTTTCTTGAAATATAATAATGGAATCTACCAAGATCAAACAGTCTTAGGATCATCAGTATCTTTACATGTAGATCCAGAAGCTGTATACAAACCAGAGTATAGAAACTTCCACATTAAGAGTTCTAATAATGCTTATATTCAGAACGTATCTATTTTTGCGATTGGATTTGCAAATCATTTCGTATCTGAATCTGGTGGAGATCAGTCAATTACAAACTCAAACTCCAACTTTGGTGCTAACTCATTAAAAGCAGTTGGATTTAGAAACGATGCATTTGCGAGAGATGATGTTGGATATATTACTCACATTGTTCCTCCCAAAGAGACAAATCCTCCAGAACAAAATATTCCTTGGTTAAGTCTAGACACAAACAAAATTATCAATGCTGGAGTAGGATACACTGATAAACTTTATATTGAAGGATACTCTGATCCAGATATTGCCCCTCCATATAATATCGATTCTTATAAGATTGGTGGAAGACAAAACGATAGACTTTATGTAAACGTCACAATTAGTGGAATTGTATCAACATTCTCATCTCTAATTTACATGCAAGGAAGTTCTTCAACTTCCAGAGAAAAGTCTTTCAATGTTTATAGAGGAACTGGAATTAATGAAGTTTTAGCTAATGAAACTATTGTTTTAACTCAATCTCACAATTTTACATCGGGCGAAAAACTGATTGTTGTTGCAGAAAATGGTGATATTCCTGATGGTATTGAGAATGAATCAATTTACTATGCAATTACTACGGGAGTTTCAACTCATATTAAACTCGCTGAAAACTTCAATAATGCAACAGCTTCTACTCCAATTCCAATTAATGATGTCCAATCAAATGGCGGAAAATTAAGAATTGTTAGTCGTGTAGTTGATAAAATTCCTGGAGAATTTGGACACCCAATTCAGTATGATACTGTCAATTCTCAGTGGTATTTGCAATCTAATTCTACTAATGAAATTAGAACCAATATGGTTTCTCTTGGAACCACAGTATTCAATGAACAGTCTCCAGTTGCTTACTTTAAGAGAAGATCTGACGATAGAACGATTACTGATAGAACTTATAGAGTTCGATATGTAATTCCAAAAGAATTTGAAGATGCAAAACCACCTTCAGATGGATTTATTCTTCAAGAGTCAAGCACAGTATCGATTAACTCTGGAGATGAATCTGCAACAATTGCAAGTATTGATGCTTTAAGAAATCCAAAAATTATTGCAAATGCTTCTTGGACTTCTGGAATCGCTTCTGTAAGAACTGAAAAACCACATGGATTTTTATCTGGTGATGTAGTAAAACTTTCTAAAGTTGTGAGTGGATTAAACACAACTGGAACGGATAATGATGGATTTAATGGAATCTACACAATTACTTCTGTTGATGATTCTAAGACATTTAAGTTTTCTTTAAGTGATAACCCAGGTTCATTTACTAATGATCTAACGGTTAGAGATGGAAATCTTCCTGTTGTTTCTAGAAATGAATATAAAGGAATCTTCTCAGTATTCAGAAGAGAAATTATTCAAGAACACTCTCCAAATAAGAGAGATGGAATTTACTATCTAACCTTACTCAAGAATAATGTAGAGGCCTCCTCTTCAAACTTCAGTGGTGAAAAATATCAACAACCAGTTAGAAATCTTTATCCACAACAAGATAGAGATAACTACCTTTCCGATCCAGAACAATCTAGAAGTTTTGCTTTAAGATATCCAACTGGAAGAGTTATTTTAAATGATGCAAGAAATTCCATCACTAAAGAGACGGTTATTGATTTGTTAGAGTCAACCAATGTAGCAATTGGAATCACAAATGTGACTTCTGTTGGTACTGCTGCAACAATTTTCACAACCAACTCCCATAGATTAAATCCAGTATTTTCTTTATCTAAGACTTCTGGTGGATCTGGATACTCTGCCAATACAAGAAACGTTCGTTTAGTTTCAACAGGAATTGGAACAGGATCTGGATTAACAATTAATATCAATACAGTATCTGGTGGTGCAATTAATACTTTTGAAATCGTTGATTCTGGAAGTGGTTACGTTGTTGGCGAAACTCTTACAACTTTAGGTGCAGGAAATAATAATGCAACATTTACAGTTTCTGTTATCCGCAATGATGTAGATAAGGTAGTTCAAGTTGTTGGAGTTGCAACAACTGGATTTGGTGGTGAATCAAATCCCTATAATGGAACCTTTAAGATTACATCAATCAAAGGCCCCAAACAGTTTACTGTTGCGATTTCTACAACTGGTGGAACTTATACTTCTGGTGGTTTTGTATACGTTTCGGACTTTGCTGTTGGCATTACTTCAATTGTTTATGATTCTACAAGTGGTATTGCAACGGTTTCGACTGGATCTACATCTCATGGATTATTTGTCAATAATGGATTCTCAATCATTGGTACTTCCCAAACTCATTTTAATGGAACTTATCTAGTTGATAGTAGAGTAGGAATATCAACATTTACCGTTAGACTTGGAACAGGATTATCTTTACCATCATATAGTGGCCCTTCATATATTGTAAAAGGTAATATTTCTGCCAACGGTGGCGATGCAGATTCTACAAACGAAAACATTTCTAAGAGACTGATTCCATTGTATGATGGAACTACAGTTTACTTGTCTGCAGATATTTCTGTCACCGCATCTTCTGCAGGAATCTCCACTAACAATCTGATCAATAAAGGTGATTTCTTACAACTTGATGAGGAGATTGTAAGAGTAGTTGATCAACCAACTTCTGCGAGTGTTTCAATTCTTCGTGGTTTATTGGGTACAAAACCATCAACTCACACATCTGGAAGTGAAGTTAGAAAAATTAAGGTTATTCCATCAGAATTCAGAAGGCCTTCATTTGTTCGTGCATCAAACCATTCATTTGAATACATGGGATTTGGCCCAGGTAACTACTCAACTTCACTTCCACAAAGACAAGTTAAAGCCTTAACAATTCAAGATCAACTTCTTGCACAAAGAAATGCTGAATCTGGTGGTGTAGTTGTCTACACAGGTATGAATGAGTCTGGTGACTTCTACATTGGTAATAGAAGACTCAGTTCAAACACTGCACAAGAAGAAACACTTGAAGCTCCAATCTTTGATTATTATGGTACAACAACTTCTGAGAGAAAACTCAGTGGTATCTTTGATGATATTACGATTCGAGATCGTATTAGAGTTGATGGTGGATCTGGAAATCTTGTCAGAAGTGAGTTCTCTGGCCCAGTTTTGTTCTCCAATAAAGTTACATCAACAAATAAAATTGAGTCAAATAGTTTCTTAGTTAAGGGTGAATCTGATAATGCAAGTGAAATTACTGTAGGAATTGCAACACCAACCACTACTGGACAATCAGGTGATATTGTTCTTCGTGATGTTCCTGATTCTGGAAAATTCTTAGGTTGGGTATGGACTGATTCTTGGAAGAGATTTGCTCCGATCAGTACAGATAGAGATTCATTTACTCTACTTGTCGATAAGATTGGTATTGGATTGACAGATCCAGATCGTGCAATTAAGACTATTGGATCAGTTCAATTCGGCCCAACTCTTTGTGGTTCTCTTGATGTTACAGGCATTGCTACATTTAGAAACCCTGTAAACTTCACAACAATTACTTCAAATCGTATTACGATTAATGGAAGTGCATATATAACTGGCATTTCAACTTTTGTTGATACTTTGGTTGTTGGTTCTGCAACTTCCACAAGAGTATCTAATCAAAAACTCCAAGTAACTGGTGATGCTTATATTTCTGGTAACATCTCAGTCGGAACAACAAATCCACTTGCAGTTATTAATATTCGCAATATCAATGGTATTGGAGTTACTTCCGTTGCATTATCAACAACTTCTTCAACTGGAATTCACACTCTGTCTGCAACGACATTCAGAAGTGCAAAGTATCAAGTTCAAGTCAGCCTTGGATCAACTCATCAAATGATTGAACTTGGAACAGTTCATGACGGAACAACTTCTTATGTTTCTCAGTTCAATGAAGTCACAACAGGAGTTCAACTTGCTGCATTCTCCGTTGATATCAGTGGATCAAATCTAGTTTTATCTGCAAAACCAACTTACTCTGGAATCACAACATTTAAGATTGTACATAGTGCAATCACGATCTGATAAATAACTGGAGAGTTACATAACTCTTCATTTTTTATAGGTATATACCGAGGATTATTGCCATATGGCTGAACCAACGATTAAGATTAAACGATCTTCTGTCCCTGGAAAAACTCCATCAACAAGTAATTTATCTCTAGGCGAGTTAGGGCTGAATACTTATGATGGCAAGTTGTTTCTTAAACAAGATCAAGGTGGAGTTGGTGTAGGCACTACAGTCATTACGGTTAATCCTTGGGGAGTTGGAGTAGGAAGCACTGGTTACAATGTTTATTTTACCGCTGGAAATGTTGGTATAGGAACCACAAATCCAACATCAGCTTTACAAGTTCAAGGTGATGCTCGTATATCTGGTGTTGTAACTGCTGTTGGCGGATTTAATATTGGCATTCAGTCTGCTGGAGTTAATGTAGTAACTGGTGTTATTACTGCTCTAAACTTTGTTGGGACGGGAAATACTTTTAATTATAATTCAACAACAAAAACTATTGACATCAGCATTTCTGGAAGTGGTGTTGGTGTTGCTGGAACTGTTTTTTCAAGAACCGTTAGAGATTTTACTGCTACTGAAGGGCAAACAACTTTCAATGTAAGTTATACTGTTGGATATGTTGATGTTTATGTCAATGGTGTTTACTTAGATGCGAGTGAGTATATTGCAACCAATGGAACTTCTGTTGTCTTAAATGTTGGTGCAAATGCTGGAGACACAGTATCAATTATCACTTATGTAACAGGAGGAACTTTAGTCTCTGGTGTTTCTGATCGTACAAAGACTCTAGTCATTGCTGGTGCTGGGCAAACTGAGTTTACGGTTGATTATATCAGCGATAGTTATCTTGACGTTTATCTGAACGGTTCTAAATTAAATGGTAATGAATATACTGCAACGAATGGAACAACGGTAGGTTTAACTACTGGTGCATCACTCAATGATGAAGTTGAGTTTATTGCATACAATCCAATTTATAGTGATGCACTTTGGAGTGCTTCAAATCCTGGTTATGGAAGTACCAGCCCAATTTATAGAGTGAATAGTAATGTTGGTATAGGAACCACAAATCCAACAGAAACTTTACAAGTAGTTGGTGAATCTAATATTGCAAACAGAACTTCTTATAGATCAGCACCAGGAAACTTATTCAGTTTCCCAGGAACTGAAAATGACATTCAATTCCCTGGACAAAACTATGAGATCATTACAGTTGGTTGTGGAACTGATGTTGCTGGAAATTTAAACAATACTTACTTCACAATTTATGGTCCAGGTGGAACAGCATCAGCAATTAATGTCACAGCAGCAGAACAAAATGTTGTGGTTTGGTTTAATGTTGCAGGAGCAGGATCAACACCAGCAGTTGTAGGAGCAGGTAGAAGTGTAGGTATTGCCATTACTTCTGGTGCTTCTGCAATCTCTGTTGGTAATAGCATCACCACACAAATGTCAAGTGATGCTGGATTTACTGTTGCAACTTCTGGTGATGGAAATGTAGTATTTGTTCCAAAGACACCACAAAACTTCAGTAATCCAACTGTAGGAACAGCAGGAACAGTAGGATTTGCAATCACCACAACACAAGATGGTTCTGGTATTTTAAGTGGAGCTGATAAATGGATAGGAGGTGTTCTAGCACCAAATGGTAAGATTTATGGTATTCCCTACGACAGCACAAGTGTTCTTGT